CGTCATATACCTCCACGGAGAAACTAATTTTGGAAAATTAGATTCAGGCAACCCTCTCTCTTTTGTAAATGGGCACTCACCTGTCATGTCAAATGGGAATCTTTGCACCTGAAATTGAACACTTTCATCAAAGTTATCCAACTTAATATCAAAATTTTTTCCGTCAGCAGATGGTCTAATATGAATATTTGACCATGCGGGAATAGTAAACCCGCTTGAGATGTAGTCATAATTACCCTGGCATCTTCTGAACGAGTCTTTGCCTTTTGGTAAACGATTGAACCAAGTAGGGAGTTTGGTTCTGTTGAGATACGGAGGATTCATTAACAAACGATTATCAAGAGGGACAATAATAACCTCACCCTCTTTTGCTTTTGGAACATCCGAATGGAATAAAAATTTTTTATACTTGTATTTGTCTGAGCGCTTCCGCATGATCTACCTTTGTGTGACTTGATTGAAACAGTTTTGCTTGAAAAACCTCTTGTTTTGTTTCTTCCTTGATATTGTACATAGAAATCATACGCCCAGCAGCGTCTTTAGACAAAAGTTTTTGCCCTTGAGCAACGTGATAGAGATGAGGCATTATGAACATCTCGTAATTATTGGTTTCTACATCGTAATAAGAGGGGGATCTCTCTTGCCACAGATCCAGTAACTCTTGGAGATATTCAGGGATTTTCATCTCTTCTTTTTGAGCAAGCCACATCGGAGAATCTGTTCTATCCGATATGTAATGGAGGGATATCATAGCAAGAGTGTTTTCCATCATTATGTTCATTTTTTTATTAAAATTCTTTTGAATAGAAACACAGCCTGGTTTGTAACTTTGCAAGTTTTGAACTAAACACCTGGCTTGTTGGATTGTCCCACCGATGGATGTTGCCTCAATAGGCTCCACAAAAGCAGAAGCCAACCCAATAGCAACACAGTTTTTAATCCACTTTTCTCTTAAATGACCTGGATCAAACTTAATTGACTTAGCAGGCTCAACTTGGAAGCCCAGTAGTTTTGAAACCTCATCAATTGCTTGAGTTTCAGTGCAATGACGAGAAGAATACACATAACCATTTCCTCGTCTTTCTTGCGTTGGAATTTCCCAAACCCATCCGCTAGACATAGCTCTTGCTCGGGTATACGGTCTTATCTCCCCTGAAGGATCAGATTGGGTTGGGAAAGCTATCGCTGAATCCATCTGTAAGTATTCTGAAAAACTACTCCACTCCTGATGTTTCATTCTAGAGATCAATACCCTCTTCATTCCCGAAGCGTCTATCCAAAAATCTGAATCAACTCTTGATTTGTCATCAAGGAGTACAGACTCAATGTCGCCAGTTATGCTATCAAAAGACACATCTATTACGTCTTTATCAATAAACACAACGCCTCTTTCGGTTGCAATACGAGTCAGATAGTTGTTCAACTTAAACGTATCAAAATGGAATTGGTTGACTGTTCCATGAGGATTTGCTGAACTAACTTTGTTTTCAATCATTGACCTTGGACCAATGTTTTCAGTCAAAGTTTTTCCTTGAGCAACAAGACCATTGTACAAAGTGTATGTTTCAAAATAACCTAATCTCTGGGCGGAGCTTACACTGTGGAAGTAATCAGGAGTATGGTTTGTCCAATTCTCAAACCTAATTCCGTTTTTGTGAGTACCAGCAGTTTCGTTCAGAACCTCAACAACAGGAAGCTCGCACATCTCCATAAAAGTTCGCCAGTGCTCTGTTGAGCCTTCTCCGACTCCAATAATACCAATTTTAGAAGAATAGACAATGTTGATCTCAATCAAAGGGAAAGCCTTTTTTAGGATTAAAGAAGCAATAAGTCCGGCAGTACCACTGCCAACAATTGTTATTTTTTTCATTCTATACAGAACTTCTTTCGCATAACATTCATAATGTTTAGATTACCACTATTGGTTTGAGCAGGCGATGAAATATCAATATTTTTTTCTGCAATGACTGCCTCAAAAACTTCTGACCCGAGAACCAACGATGCCTGATATAACTCCTCTTCAAGAACTTTCTTTTCTGCTTCTAAAATAGAACTGTTTATTGAAAACTTGGTTGGGTTATGCAGCAAAAGAGAACTGAGCGTTTTATACCTAAGTCTGCTTTTAATCCATTTTTTTACTTTTTCTGGAAGAATGACATTTTCTCTATTATAAATTCTGCAATCATCCGGATTTGTAATGTAACTATAAACTGACATGCTGATCTGATTACTTCTGATTTCATCAAGAATATCTTCTGTCATGCCTGTCTTTTCAATAAAAATATTTGCCTTAATTGCCTGTGGTTCTGTATTCAGGAATGGCTCCTTTGAAACACCGTTCCATTCTTCAATCATCTTAAGACATCCAAATAAAGAACTTGACCAAGAAGTAACCATTGGGTAGTCACCAAAACCTAAACCATTTTTGCTGGTGAACACGACTAGATGACAATCCCCAAGCACCGAAAGAATTGTCGTAAAACTTGTAATATTCCTATCGTTAACCTTTTTTTTGTCAAAAGCATAAGGGTGGACACCATCAGCTGAATTCACGAAGCCTCTTGGACCCGTAGAATCTTTATCACAGCGTCTCTTCATGTCCATTCCAATCTTGTTTTTATCTGACAATTCTAGGCTAGGGAAATGGACTGAGTTAAAGAAAGCAACCGTTCCGTTGTGAACGTAGTCAGTAGCCTCTATGTATTCATAGATATTCTCATAGCATTGGTAATCAACCAACTCTTCTTTTGTTTCATTCTTTGCAATATAATTAAAATCTGTACCTATTTCATTCATGCTTTTGAATGCAATTAGGATACCAGAATTGGTAGTGTATTTGTCGTAATCAAGATATTCAATTAGACCACCACTTGTGTATTGATAGAGTTTGAAGTCTTCTACAAATGTTGTTAAATAGAAACTTTTGTAGTCCGAAGGGTTTATTTCATTAATATCTATCATACAAACCATGTTACCATACTATATTTAACGCCCTCAGTGACTGGATGGGCGATATGGGAGTATGGGAAGTTTGATGGGAAAAAAGCTATTGAGTTCTTTTCTAGTTTAATGGTTGTATTGAAATAGGGAAACTCCAATTCTCCTCCAACAAAACCATCAGAGAGACAGGCAACCATGCTGAGCACTCTTTGATTATCAGGACCGTGATCATGATGAATGTGGTACTCAGCACCGTCTTGGTATTTTAGTAAGTGGTAGCCAGAATCTGCTTGCAAAGCAAGACCCCACGAATTACGGTAATCCCAAACACACTCATCTAGCGGAACCATGATGTTGTCTACCAATTTTTCATGCAAATCTATAAGATCTGGGTTGGATGTGTCTGCTAGAAAAATATTGAGATCCAATTCAAGAGAACTTCTATACTCGTTTTGAATCATTTCGTCTTGACCTCCAGTTCCGGAAGGAGTCCATTCTGCGTAAGCCCATTCTTTTTTTGCTTGTTCTTCAACAAGATCAATTACATCTCCAACATCAATTGCATTCTTGTAAACCCAAAGACATGGAACTTGATCGTTTTTTTCAATCAGCATAAAATTCACCACTTTCTTTTATTTGTTCATTAACGATCAATTCAAAAATATTCAAACCAATCTTGTATTCATTAAATATAAATTTAATTTTATGTCTCTCTTCGTACAGACTTTTAATCAAAATATTATTTACAAAAAGTTTTGTATTATTTTTTAATACAAAAAATTCATTCTCGTAGACTATTGACTGATGCATCCCAAAAATAATTTTTTCATGCAAGATTCCAATACGGTCAATTCTCGGAATGTTTAAGAATTGAACAACATCTCTGTCAAAAACCATTTTTTCTGTAAAACGATTGTCGCCAACAATAATATTCCTTTTATGTTTCAAGGACAACTCTTCTGCTTCTTGCATTAAAGAGTCAGATGGGCAATAAACAATTCTATCCAACTTAACCAAGATTTTCTATTTGTGTTTTAATAAACTTAATTTTGTTGACGATTTTGGTTAACTGTTCATAATGCGCCTGAAGAGAGAAATCCGTTGATTCCTCATACGTATCAAGAGAGAAGGTCTCGGGGTCAATACTCAGATGAGATAGCTGAGCATACAGTTCCAACAAGAATGCAGTCAATGTCTGATTGCAAATTTCTTTTTTTCTTTCATTTGTTATTTGAAAATCCATAATTCTCCTATTTGTTCAAAACCAAAGCTACTAAACCAGATGATGCACCGGTTCCGCCTGTTACGCTTGTTGTTGGTAAACCAGTGCTTGTCTCTGTTACAATAATTATACCACCTCCACCGCCTGACTTACCAGCAGTTCCTGCAGTTGTTGACCCCGCAGCGCCAGCAGTACCCGCAGCGCCAGCAGCGCCCGCAGGATACGAAGCATGACCAACATGACTAATTGTACCAGCAGGTCTGGTAATATACTGTTGATGGTCGTTATCATGATGTTGCCTTAGATAATAGTCATGAACAGTGCCTTTTGAATAATGAGAATAATGAGGATAATGTTGCACTAAATTATAATTTCCTCCATAATGCGTTCCGTAATGGACCTGTGCAGTCCCGCTATGGTTGCGATGACCATGAGCGGTGTGAGGTATGCCATTTATAGTAGTATAATCTGGTGGATTTACACCACTATGGAAGTCTCCATAATGATGACCACTGCTACCAGCTCCATGACTGGGGTGATTATGATTATTGTGATTGTAAGTAGCGCTGTTGTGAACACTTCTATAAGTATGTCCATGATAAGCTTGGGCTGCATGCGGAACATGAGAACCATGAGGTAAGTTTGGTGAAGCTACTGACCTATGATGCCCGTGACCGTCATAATGAGCGTTGCCATCAACATGATGGGCAAGTGACGCTGATCCGCCAGAGGAACCAGCCGTTCCAACAGAACCAGCTGATCCAGTTGCTGATGCACCGCCCGCAGTGCCCGTTTCTCCATTTGCAACAATACTCCCAGTCCCTGTTATTGTTTTTGCAATAACAACAACAACTCCGCTTCCCTTACCACCAACACCTGCAGCAGCAGCGGGGGGAGTTGTCCCTGGGGTTCCTGGGGTTCCAGCGGTTCCATCTGCTCCACTTTGTCCTGCTGGTTTAACTAAATGACCAGCGCCTCCAGCGCCTCCTGCCCCACCAGATCCTGCGGGAGTAACAGTTCCTGCAGCACCAGAAACACCTCCTGCTCCGCCAGTAAGTGGTCGCACTGTTCCAGCATTGGAAACATCTGCAGCCATGATTGCACTTTCTATATTGTTCAAAACATAAGTATTTGCAAGAGTAAGGCTTGTTGAGGTTTGAGCATTTCCACCTATTGAGAAAGTTGGCACTACTCCTATACCAGAAGTTCCCGAGACAGTTCCTGGAGACACTGTTACACCAGAACCAATTCCGAGTGTTCCATTAACTGTTAATGTGTTTTTTACAAAAACCCTAAACCCGTTGGGATTCAAGACTATGCCTGAGTTGATGGTTAAGTTGTTGTAATACATATCTCCGGATAGAGATGTGTTTACGGATATAGTGACGTTTCCATCCAAACCAGTTCCATAAACATCGTCATTTCCAATTCGTTGTGTTGGCAATGGACTACCGTATCTTGCGATCTCGGAAGTTTCTGGATACTTATTTACTCCTGCAGAAAACATCCGAACAGGGGAAACTCTTGTACTCGCAGATTTAACTGTAGTACCAACTGTTCCTGCTCCGTCAATATAATGATAATATGCCCCAGTGGAATTCAACTCAGAGGATGACCAAAAAGATATTGTTGGATCAAGCCCAACAACTATTTTGTTCAAAAAAATTTGATTTAATTCGTCTTTTGATGGCAAAAACCAGTCGTTATAATTATTTATTGTTAACGATCTACAATATGCTGCAGCACTTGTTGTTGATGTGGAGTTGCCTTGTGCAATGATATCAAGTGTATTTTGATAACCTGTACCAATTGCTGTTCCATCAGCACCAGATACAGAAGTTGACTGATAGTTTACAGGTGTTGATTGCGCCCATGTTCTTGAAGCCGAGGAGGGATATGGGGCAACTTCAAAATAATAACCAGTAGTATTGCCAGAGGTACTTGGGGTTATGAATACAACTCCACCTGCTGGTCCTCTGTCACCGACCGAATATACTTCTCCTGCTACTTGTGCCATTTTATACCAACTGCATATAGTTTACAGTACCGACGTTCTGCCCTGCAACATTGGTTGTAATAGAACCAGGAAGAGAAGCAGCTGATGATATGATCAGAATCACTCCTCCGCCCGCTGGAGCAGTCCCTGGTGCTTTTATAGCAGCAGTTCCTGAATCTGGACCAGTTATGTATCTAGAAGAGAGTATGATCACTCCTCCGCCTGCTTGACCGCTTCCGCCAGCACCGCCACGAAGCATTGTCGTACCACCTGCAGTGATAGAATAACCCTGCACTGCAAATCTTGGGTGCTTATAATAATTCGTTCCGCCAGTTGCTGCTGTAGGAGCAGTGGCTGCAAATCCTGTTGCAGAACCACCAAGACTATGCGTAACCGCAGTGTTTGCAGCACCACCTTGGGCTATTGATCCGTTTGATGAAAAACCTGTTGAAAAACCAATGGTTGCATTGCTTTGAAGAATTAAAGAGTTCTTTACAAATATCCTGTACCCATTTGGCGCAAGAGTCACGTTGCTATTGATAGTCAGGTTGTGGAAATACAAATCACTCGTCATTGAATATGAGCTTGATGATGGAGCCATTCCTAAAACAGTCGTTGTTCCATCAAGAACTTGTGTTCCATCGCTACCCGTTCCGTAAATAGGGTCAGCAGAATCTATGTATGCAGCAAGGGTATTTGTTGCAGGAAAGCGTACTACGCCCGCCATTATGTTTCCTCTATACCGACAACTGTTAAGTTAACCGAAGTATTTGCGTTTGCGAATGCAACAAGGACATCGCTTGTAGTATTGCTTGCTGCACCGCCATCATTTCTTAAAACAAGTGAACAAGCAAAAGTTACCGTTTCGTTGGCAGCAAGAGTGATATTGCTTAAAATATCATGAGTGTTTGCTTCAGCCACATTAAGTGGCTTCAAACGAACAGTAGCAGTTTTTGCTGTTGCGGTAATATTTGTTAGAATGATTTGTTTTATGATTGTAGTTGTGCTTTGTGGAACCGTGTATTGAGCAACAAATGTGTTTGACAGTTGCGCTGGTCCAGACAATCTTTTTGCTGTAATAGCCATTAAATAACCTCCATCAATAATCTAATTTCAGTGTCTCTTGCCGAAGCAACAGAGGCAAGGACTGATCCAGTTACACGACCATAAGAGTCTGATGTAAAGGATTGGATAAATGTATTGCCAATACTGCCAGTCGTATTGCTTCTAGCGACGTTGGCAAGATCAATACTGTCAGCATTGATGATAATTCTTGTATTTGAGGCTGTTGCTACATCAAGAGTAACCCCGGTTTTTACAAGACCACCTCCGGCAGTCAAAGACTCTGCTGCGCTAAACGTGGCGTATGTGATGGCATCTGTGCCAATCACGATAGGATTTGCTGTTGAATTATTTACAAAAGCGTAACCTACGTTTGTAGTTCCTGAAGTAACAAAGCAAAGGTCGCCAGTAGCCATTTCCCCAGTAGGGTTATTGTCAGCATCAGTTGCTCTTGTAATAACCCAAGGAGCAGCTCCGCTTCCTGAAGCCGTTACTACATAAATACCATTTTGTGCAGAAGTGCTTTGTGCTCGCAAAAGAATACGATCTCCGACAACAACTGAGGCTCCATCAATTGCGGGGATTGACGCATTGGTTGCACTTGTTAGTGTTGCACCAACACCGCTTGTTCCATTATTATAAGTTCCGGCTAGGTTTGCTGTGCTTGCAGCAACTACTGGCTGATGGAATTTGATTCCGGCAGCAACATTGTCAACATAAGCTTTTGTTGCAACCTGAAGTGACGATACGGGATCGCCAGAAACGCTAACTGTATTAAAAGTAGGGTTAGCCGTTGTATTGAGCGGTTGATTCAGGTTATCTAAGTTTGGGTTGACTAATGATTGAAGAGGCATTACGGTGTATATTCCACTCCACTAATCGCCACTGTTGCATTAGATCCAGACTGTGTTAAATACAAAGCACTGTTTGCGGGCATTACAATTGCAGTATTATAAAAAGTAACATTGTTTCCAAGAATGGAAATGTTGCTTAAAATCTTATTATTAGCACCGGCGCTTTGACCGCTTGTTAGCAAGTGTAGCGAGCAAACTGTATTCGCAGTATCTGTATTACAGATGTTAATATTTTTAATAATCGTGTAAGCATTTGCAGTAGTGCTTGCAGTGTACACGTTGGATGCAGTTCCTGATCCAATGTAGAGAAGTTTTGGTGTTAATCCAGCCATTTTATACCGCCATCCATATATTTATTTCATTATCATAAGTTGTATTATTCATATCTTGCAGTGTTGAAGCATCAAGTACATGATCTACTTCAATACCCGAAAGATGTGACTGAGCAATTGTACCATCATAACCCCTCTGAAGGACAGTAAGGGTGTTAGTTGAACGTGATCCAACAAGGACTTTTTCTTCATTAATACCTGTGCGATTTATTACAACAACAAAAGGATTTGAAGCCCCTGTTGGGAAAGTACTTCCATCCACTAAAGTAATTGTGGTAGTAGATGAGTTTGCATTTGCTGCCAATAGAGTTTTAACAACTGCTCCAGAAAATTCTCTCCTTAACAAAATTGCCTCCTATTAGTCAATGCTGATATCAAGATCGCCAGTGGCAATTCTTAATGTATCGCCTGCATCCAATGCCTTGTTTGAACTTAATGTTCCCCAAACCAGCAAGTTGCCAGAAGTAATTGCATCATGAACACCAATTGCAACAATTGTCGCAGCTGGCATTGATGCAAAGTCAACATTTGTTGCATTAGAGGTTGCACCGCTTGATGCTGCTGAGAATGTTGCTACTTGACGGGCATAAGAACCACCTGTCGCTTCAGTTCCACCACCTGCATCGTTCGGTGCTGCTGTGTAGAGCGCAATATAGACAGTGGTTGGCATAGTGTATGCCGTTGTTCCTAGAAAATGATCTAGAATTTTGTTCTCCAAATAATTGCTGAGATTTCCAGCCATTTATTAATCCTCCCTGGAAGCCAAGTATTCCTGGACTTCATCATCCGTAGCTCTTCTGAAGTTTTCAAGAGAGATTAGTCTTTCAAACTGTTCTTCAGTTACTTCTTGGATATAATCTTGTCTTGTAAAAATGAGTCCGTCTGATGTATAACCAGCCCCGCTCTCAAAAACAATAACAGTAACACTTTTTGTTGATTTCTTAACTTTTGGTGTCTTAACGATTTCCTCAACGACCACATTATCAGCTTCATTGCTAACTTTTGCTTTTGCCGGAGTTTTTTTCGTTGATGCTTTTTTGGCAACATCCAAAGATTCTGTTGTAATAATATTTTCACTCATGATTAATAGATTATCACATTTATGCAAATAATGCGAAATGGGGAGGGTATTTCACCTCCCCATCACACATTTAGTTTTAAGTTAAATTACAATGTACGCATTTTGACGTTTTTACCGATTACATATGAATCAGCATTTTCAATGTTGCTTGCAACTCTCATGAATTGAGTGTACTCAATTGTGTCGGTCTTTGGCTTGAACTGACGATACACAGTGATGTCACGGTGGATACCGATAACTCTGTTCTGTGGGAAAGTCAAGTCAATATGACCGTGGTTACCAGATGCTCCCGAGTAGTCACCCGTAGCAGTTTCTGGCATAAGTGGAACTTCAATCAATGGAATGCCGAATGGTGAAATACCAGTTGAACCAGCACCACCATTACCACGCATTGAACCTTGAAGGAACGCCATTTCACCAACTTGTGACATTGGTGCAGGTGCGCCTGCGGTTGCTGTGGTTGCGGAGTTTGGGTTACCTAAGCTGTAGATTGTATCTTGCACAGTTCCTGAACCAGAGAAAAACGCTAGTTCGTTTCTGCGCTGCAGGTACTTGCTTGGCATGTTGCGAAGAAGTCTGTCATAAGTTGCTCTAGAGACGTTATTACCAGCCTCGTCAACTACACGACCCGAAGCCTTTGCAAGCTTAACAAAACCGTCAAGAGCCTTCAAAAGACCATTGTTTGAAGAAGTGTTACCATTGATGAACAAATCATCCATGTCATTGGCTGTCTGACGAGCCATAACCTGTGCGATGTGATCCTCAAGTGATGCACCTTCAATGTTGTCCTCAAGGGACTCTGTGCTCACTGCCCAGTCAAGACGAAGCTTAACTGTGCTCAAAGAGACTTTTGCAAACGTAACTGCTGCATTTGCACCAGTATCACTTGCTTCTGTTGCTTTTGCAAGCAAACGTGTTCCAACGGAAACCTTGTCAATTTCCATTTGTGGTGTACGCATACGAACGACTCTTGCGTTCTGCATAAGAACCGACTGATCAATAACAAAGTCAAGGAAGCGGTTAGACTGAGCTGGTTTCATCAAACCACCTGAATCGTTACCTACAACGCTGGTTGTTACCTCATCGGCTTTTGATAGAATTTCTTCTTGTGTTGCCATATTTTTTTCCTCCTATTATGACTTATAGCCCAAGGAGTTAATTAAACCCTGTGGCAAATATACATTATTCCAGATAGATGCTGGTGCAGACTTAACAAGTTCTTCACCATCTTCATCATCTTCTGGGTCTACGCTTTTTTTAATTGCGCCCGCAGTAGCAAGTACTTTGACTTGCTCTTCTGCTTCTTCTAACTTATCTTTCAATTCAGTTGCCTGAACTTCAAAACCCTTTGTGATATCGTCAAGTTTTACTTGGACAGTCGCTTCAATCTCTTCTTTAATTGAAGTAGCGAAGGTAGCCAGTTTTTCGTCAACCACAGCACTCAGAGCGTCTTTTAGGATTTCAAGATCCATAATTTCCTCCTGTGTGTTCTTAGTTACCTCAACATCATTTTCTGTTGAAGTGTTTTCTTCTACGTCTGGGACAAGCCAATTAACTACACGCTTCAGGAGCGAAAGTTTTTTGTATTCTTGTTCATTCATGTTAAAGACCTTATCATATTTAATATCATTTTGCAATTCATCTTCTTGCATTTTAATCAGATCTGAGCCATCTTCTGACTTGTTTGACATTTCTAACATTTGAGTTAACATGTCTGCCAAAGAGCCTGGGGTTGCATCATCGTTTGTCTCGGGATCTTCCGATGGTGTTCCTGTTGAAATGCCAAGAGAGGCACGAAGTTGCCAATCCCATTTCTCATGCATCTCAATTCTTCCGGCAAGAAGGTTTGCAATACCTTGTTCATTTGAATCTGTTGCAACATTAAAGACTTCTTTTACCAAAGCCAAATACACTTTATTTTTTTCGTAAATGTCTGCTGCAAGTTCTCTTGCATCAGTTGTTGCTGAATCGTCTTCGTATGACGACATATCTTCCGCATCGCCTAATGCGATTGGAAAATCTCCAAGTTTTCTAATACTCTCTGCAATTGGATCAATAGAGTCATATGTATCTTCATAAATTTCACCAAATAAATCATGATATTCACGGAAATCTGTACCTTCAACATTCCAATGTGCTCTGTGTGACGAGAAATACAAAACTGCTGTATTAGACAAAAGATTGTTTAAAGAGTCAGTCAATGGAGAGTTTTTCTTAAGTTTGTTTTTCATAGAATTCTCCTTTTTCTT